AAGCAGCTGCCCACAAGAAGGACTCCTAAAAAAAGAGAAGGAGTTCTGATCTCAACGCAAAGCGAGAGATATACCCAGCGGCAGAGCCGCAAAAGCTAGCCTCGAAGAGCAGGGCAGTCTAAAGACTGCTACCCACCCAGGGGCCGAGACTAGGCCACTGCTTCACTGAAAGCTTCGCAGCTTTCAGATCAAAACGCGTCAGAGGAATCTCTAACGCATTCTCACCACCACTAGCGGAGGACGCAGTTCGACTGTCTATTGCAGACAGACGCCAAAGAAGCGCTGGCCAATCACGCGCCAGGAACTTCTTATATACCCTGTTAATGACCCTAGTTTGGTACCCCTCAACCCAGTGCCTGTTGGCACGCGGTCTAGGGGAAACCTCATCAAAGTCACGCAGGATACCCACATCACCGTACCCATCGGGCACGGAGTAACCGCGGTATCGATCCTCAACCAGTGCGAGACATTTCTGCCACGCCTGATAGAGATTCCCGTCGCAACCGTACTCAGCTCCTAAGAGCCGATATGCCAGTCTGCGAATGGAGTTAAGGAGCCAAAATCTCTCCTGGATCGACACTACCTTCTTCTTGAGGTAGTATGGTGTAACATCACGACCTAGGAAGAAGTGCTTTCCGCACGACTCCCTAAATGGACCGCTATCAAAGCTTTTCTCAACATTCATGGAGAATCCACAAACATCGAAAATTACTCTTAGACGATCCACGACTGTGGACGGGGCGATAATATCATCCCCATACACAGAAACGTCGCTAGCCGACTCTCCCATGGTTTGACAGGTCGCACGACTGAGCCCGAGAAAAATCAAAGATTCGAGCTCAAAAGTGTACCCGTTCCCCATGGAAGAGAATTTCTGGAGGAACCTTACGGTCCCATCCGGAAATAAAGACTGCGTAGATCTGCAAGTTTTGAGCGCAACCAACCAATCCTCTGGCAAAAGAAATTCAACCAGAGAACGGCTGATCGTGTCAGATGCACTTGACAGATCAATGGTAGCTAAACGACCATGGATACTAGCCTCTCTCGCGAGAGACTGGTTTAACCCCTGATCGTTCAGATCGCATCCCGCTTGCTTCAGTCGGGAACGCATAAGACCACCGATACCCTTTTGAAAAAACATATTTAACAAAGGCTCGATGGCGATAACCCGGTCTTTCCGGGCGTCTTTCGGCACAGTGGCAATCTTACTCCCGAGTACGACCAATGGGTCGACCCCGTTAGCCTCCCACTCTTTCGAGATGAGAGGACACGCTTCTTTAAAGGCGTGTGTCAGAGTAAGGCATTCCCCTGTAACTGTCGGCTTTATATCACCGAACTTGTACCATGGGTGACCTTTCTCTCTCTTGGTCCCAAAAGTTGCACCGGGACCGTGAGAAAGATAAGGGAGTGCCGCATCCCAGGAGAATCTCCTGAGTACCCGCTTTATCTCCACTCTGGCTCGCTCAAGGACTGAGCGATCAGCGAAGGAGAGGGTACCGAAGTGAGCAAAACGCTCATTTACGGTGCGACAACGGTCTTCACTTTCAAGAAACCCCTCTATCGCCACCTTTTTTGTATTGATACCGGTGACAAGTCCAGGGTATTTCTTTAACAGAGAGACAGCTGAGTACGCTTCATGAAAGTCACGAGCATCAACGAACTTTTTAGGGTCAATTGAGAGGTTCGCAATCTCCACGTGGCGCCCAGCTAGAAACAACTCTCTGACATGAAGGCCTACGGATCCCAATCCACTGAGGATATCGGGTATCACTTCCACGGCCAAGCAGTTACTCTGTTTCGTCGTCATTGTAGGATTCCTATGCAATGAAGGATTTGGCTAGGCCCTCTTACTGAAATAACGAGGGAGAACTAGCTTATAGCAACTGGATTCTCTTAACTCCAGCTGCCTTCAGGTGTCGCGACACTGACGTCAAAGACGGAAAGTGCCACGGCTGCCTGAATCCGATCGACGAAGTCCTGTCGTTCCGCCGCTGTGAACGAGGTAGGGATATCAATTACGATATCAGCCTTCCCAGTCCCCAGCGACGAGCCGATACAGGCACAAGCAGAGTCGACTGTAGCTGCCTTTGGAATAGACAACACCCATCGCGTACGGTACTTACCGTCCGCGAGAGGCCCCCGAACGCTCTCAGTGAGCGTGGATACTGCTCCGCCAAAAGTGGCGTCACCGGCCAGCGCCCACGATGAGATACCCTGTTGGGTACCGCGTGGTGTGTAGACCTTGGTATTGAGGGTTAGTGAACCCTGTGCAGGCATGGACTTTGTCCTAACGGAAAGCCTGAGCTAACAACGCAAGCGAATTTGCTGCGTGTTTCAGACTTATAGGGCTCTTAACGTAGAGTCCGGGAACGGGTGATGAAGTGTAGCAGGTACGGGCGAATGCTTGCCCAGTCCCCCCAAAAGTCGGGAGACTTGGTGCCCCATCTATATGGGTCACGTTACCTGGAAACACCGTAAACCTAGAGCCTTTGAACCGCATCTTCGTCTTAGTAGATTGTGACCCAGTCAAGAAGGACATCCCAATGTCTGCAGTTAAAGCAGATAACCAGGAACCTATTGGCACGAGCCAGTCCACGACGAAAGAATACGGCAGCAGTTCCCACACTATCTCCACTGGGTTGATAAGACCCAATGAGGAAAGCTCAGCTAGTTGCGGATTGGTGATTTTGTAGTACAACACCACCGTGCATTTTCGCTGATGCTCCCACTCGACAGCAGCTCTCCAAATATCGCCAACCTGGCCGTCAGCACCACTGGTGCTAAGAACGACGTCCTGGCTTGTAGCATGGCCCCGAACAAAAGGGACCTCAAATCTGCTACGGCGATAAAGATGGTTAAGACCACCGTACAAGTCAGACATGAGTGGAATCCACCCGTACTGAAGTTGAAGCCAGCTATTGGGGATAAGACACCAGTCTTGCTTACGCAGACCGCCTCGCTGCACCCGCCGTACGATCTGCCAGTCAAGAGGAAACCTTCTCTTGAATTGACGGACCCCGGAGAGTATCGTTGATGCGGTACTGGCAAGCATCGCCACTGTCTTATTACCTTCCGCAAGGAAGTTCCCCAAATGCAGGTCTTGTGACTTCACCTTGTTAAGGGCCTTGACTAGTGTGGCATTTATCATATTGCCGCTAGTCGCTATTGGTGTGGGCGGAACGCTTGACCAGTAGCCTCCAGTGATGTCCCTATGAACGACAAGACCTGTCGTATAGTATGCAGTCCAGCTTCCGCCGGATGCAGCTAACGTTATGTCTCGACCGCTATGGGACCAGCCCCGGCAAAGCCGGAACCCGTTCGATACTGTAGCGTTTCCGCTAGCAGGCCGAACGTCATCATGCCAACGATTTACCAACATCGTGTTGCTGCAGGTCCTCGGACCGACAGGAAGGGGCTTTAACTGTTGTTGACAGTGAGTCCCTCCTACGGAAAAAGTCTCATGCACATTACGAGCTGGTGTAGTCATTGGCTGATCTCACATGGAAGAAGGAAGTACGAACCGGAATGGATAATCCGGAAGCTCCAAGAATGTCAGGGTCTACTAAGACCCCAACCTTAGGACAGGCATTTCGCCTTATCCTAAAAGCCCCGAGTAGGGACCGTCCCAATTAAACTACACCTCCTGGTTAACTTACTTCGAATAACTCGGACTGGGCCAGAGCGAATCATGGCTTACGTCCTAATAGACGAAGAAAAAGTCAGAAGGTACGGACACACATAGTACCTGTTATTTTGACAGGGTATGTGTCAATGTTTCCACCATCACCAGACGGTACGGCGCCCTGGGGCCGTAACCGCTTCTGGTTCTCAGATCAAGGTTTTCTGACCTGAGACCTCCTTTTCTAAGGGAGGAACGTGGATGTAGTGACGTTGGCGACGGCCCCTCTCGG